CCTGACCCTGCAGGAACGACAAGCCCGTATCCAAGAACTTCTTGCCCGCGCCGACCTGACCGTTGTTCGCGCCCGCCATCGGGTGAGCCAAAGCGAACAGCGACTCGAGGCCGTCGAAGTACAGCTTGTTGATATTGGCGGCAGCCGCGTTCGCCAGCTGGGCGCCGATGTCGCCGGCCGTGGTCTCCTGCAGCCAGGGCAGCTGCTGACGCGGCATGCGGTGCTTGAGCGCGAACGCCCGCTGGGTGACGACCTTGATGCCAGAGGTCAGGTCAGTGGCAGCGACGGAGGTAGTAGCGCCGGTCACCTCAGTAGCCAGACCACCAGCGTTGGCCGTCATGAGACGAGCCGAGCCGCCGGGGTAATCCAACACCTGGCAGCATTGCGCGTACTGCTCAGGGCTTTCAGCAAGCGCCTGCACGAAGCTGGCTTGTGCGATGCGAGTAAGATTGTCGAGAGAGTTAGCCATTGTCGTTCCCCTTGCGCCTCAGCGCATTAGGCGAGCCCGAACAGGACTTCGCCGGATTTCGCACGCGCCATCAGGCCGTCGTCCCGCTCCTTGCGGTCGGCGTCCCAATCGGCGCGCTTCTTGACCCAGACCTCCGCGCCGTGCGGATAGCCCACAACCTGTTGGATGCCATCAAGCTGAATCCAGCCCTTAGCTTTCCACGTCGCTCGGAGCACAGCCTTGCGGCCCTCGTCGATTGCCGGGTCGATCTTGGCGGCCACCCACTCGTCCGGCAGGCCCAACACGGTGCCAACGGTCAAAGCGGAAGCAGTGCCAGCGGCCTTGCGCTCGGCGCGGGCGGCGGCGATTTCCTCGTCGCTCGGCAGATTCGGCAGCACTGGCCCAACAGGCTCAATGCTCTTATTGCCGTCGGTCTTGGTCTTCGTTGCCATGGTTCCTCCCTTGGCGCAGGGTACACACCCGCGCCACTTGCGTCTACAGCATCTTGTTGAGGTTGCGTTCGGTGACAAGCGTTGACTTCCGCTGACCGCTGAGCACCTGCTGTAGCGCCGTTCCGGCCTTGGCCTTGAGCTGCGCCAGCGGGCTTTCCGGCTGCGCGATTACTTGCCGCACAAGCTCGGGGTTAGCCTTGGCCCATGCCTCCAGTTCCTTCGCGCCCTTCGGGTCGCCGGGATCCACTTGCGGAGCGAACGACCGGAACTTGTCTTGCACACCGAGCCGTTCAAGCGCCATGTTGCGCCGCTCGGCCACCAGCTGCGACCGGGTCTGCTCCAGCTGCGACCGTTGCTGCGCCAATTCTTCCTCGATCTTCTGCTGCGCGGTCAGCTTGGCCTTGCGCTCTTCCTCGGCCTTGGCCTCCGATTCTGCCCGCGCCTTCTCGGCTGCGGTCGACCGCTCCTGCTCTGCCGCTTGCATCGCAGCCAGTTGCGCCTTCAGCGCTGCCAGCTCATCAGCCGGTGCAGCAGCTGGCGCGGCCATCGTCGGGGTCTCTGTCGCGGTGGTGCTCGCGTCGATCATGCTCCCTCATATCGCTGCAGGATCGCCCGCAGCATTGTTGGATCGGCGCTCGTCGAGAAGGCGCCAACCTCGGCGCCCATGATTCGACCGATCATCTGCTGAGACCAGCGGGCGACTGCCGCTCCGCAAGCCTCTTGCTCGGATTCCTTCGGCTGGATAACGTTGACGCCCGACGAGCGAAACACGCGCGCGGCCTTATCTTGGTTCCGCACCTTGACCGGCTTGCTTCTTACTCGACCAGTCTTGGTCTTTGCGCTTTGCCGCGCGCCACCGAGCGTGCTGCCGGCGAAGTCAATCACAACCGCGCTCGTTCCGAAGTTGCGAACCTGCAACCCGGACCACATGCCGCCGCTAACACGGAAGCTATTGGGACGCACGCCGGCCTTAGAGTGAAACTCAGCGCTGCTTGCAAACCGCTGCTCGGTCAAGCCAACGGCTTGCGCGTATGCTTCGCTAACAGAGAAGCCGCGCTTCTTGCCGTTGGTCACTTGCTGAGGAGCGTAAGTTTTCGCGGGCGTGGCAAGATCGCCGCGTCGCTGCACGCGACCAGCAATCACCTGCGCCATCGCTTCGCCCAGAACCATCGGCTGACGTAGCTTGGCCATCAGCGATGCATCGGCCTGTGCTTTTTTTGTGTAGCGAACCGACACGCGGATCATGTCGGCGCCTCAGTTCCGTTGCCGTTCGCGCCAGGAGCGTCGACATGCGGCGCCTCGAGGATGCCGAGCGACCGCGACTCTGCAAGGTTACGCTTGATCTTGTCCAGCGCCGATTGCCGCGTGATACCGTCGCGATCGGCTACGTAGTCGACCGGGCTGGTGATGCCCTGAGCGATCTCCATTTGCAGCGCCTGCGCGTCATGCAATGGGTCGGTCGGGACTTCCCATTGCTGGTAGCGCACATCAACCACGGTGTCGGCCGGGATTTGCAACGGCTCCGTCAGGTTAAGCACTGCCGCCACCAGCTGCGCCAGTTCTTCTTCGGCGGCCGCAAACACTGGCGTCAGCTTTGACTTCGCCTGCTCGCGGTCGTTGGCATCGGCCGCGCGCGCCGACGCCGTAACTGCCGTCGCAACCTTCAAAAACGCATCGGGCTGCAAGTCAAACATTGAGCAAAGCAGCCGCAGGCGGGACTCATTCCAGCTGGTGATCTGCGACAGCGGCGGCTGGCCTTGCACGATGGTCAGGCGCGGGCTCGGGGCAGTCGGGTCGTTGCTGATCAGCGCCAATACTTTATCGGGGCCAACCTGCATCTCCTCGACCTGCTGTGCCACCTGGGCATTCTCAAGCACCTTCTGGCCCCACGCCTGTTGATGCACAAGCAGCTCGGTGTCCGACTCGCTGACGCACAGCGCCAGCTGCATGGTCAGCAACGGCTCATTGACCGGCGCCGCCCACCGCCCCGGTTGCGGGTGCTCCGACCGAATGACGATCAGCGGAATACGGCCGAACGGATTCGCGAGCGAATTGCCGTAGACAGGCACCTGAGCGCCACCATTGTCTAGATAGATTTGGCTCGGCGTCATCACGAGCTGGCCGTAGGTGATCCAATCGCCATCAATGCTCACAGGCACCGACAGCGACACCGACGACGCGGCTTGGATGTCATCGGCCCGCAGCGGATCGCCGGGTGTCCACGTCACCTGCCAAGGCGCGAAGCTGATCACCTTGACCTTGCCGACGCCATCCGGCAGCACGGCTAGGATCACCGTCTGCTGCACCAGCAGTTCCCGATGCGCCTGGTTCAGCGCCGCGTCGACTTTGCTTGTGCGGTAGACCTCGCGCAGCTTGATGAACGGGTCGGCCGTCGTCGCTTGCGCGCTAAAGAATCGGCGCACCACCGGCCGAGCATACATGCCCGACAGCTCATAGGCGTATCGCTGGACGAGCGGAACGTAACGCTCTTGTAGGCCCTGCGTCGTCGGGAACACCTTGGCCAGCTCGGCCTTGATTGAGCTGAAATCACCGCGCAGGAACTGCGACAGCTGCAGCGATTTCTTCTGGAAGGCGTCGACGTTCCAGCGGTCGCCAAGCCCGTAAGAAAAAAGCGCCATGCTCCAGACCTCCTGCCGCCCTAGCATACCGCAAGCCGCGCCGCCGTCTAGGCTCCGTGGGATGCTTGCCCCGGTGTCATGCCATCTTCGCCAAGTAGCACGCGGCCTGGCAGCCGCCCGCCGTGCAGTTCCTTAAACTTGGAGCCGGCGACAACCGCATAACGCAGCGCGTCTACCGCGTGGTCGTGAACGTTATCCTTTGCCGGGATGTCGCTAGGGTTCCCCTCGCGGTCGGTCATGTACCGGTAGGCCGCCATGGATGGCACGATGCCCGACACGTTGCCGCTGTAGGTCTTGGGCAAGCCGGCCGCAAACATCAGCTTCGGGTCGCCGCTTGTCGGCGCCAGCATATCCTGCACCATGGCGATGCCGCTTCGGACGTACTGGTCGGCCTTGCTCGACAAGCTGAGGACGATTGCTTTACGCGGCGAGTATAGCTGTCGCAGCCAGACATTCTCTTCGGGCACTGCTCGATCGGCGCTGATGAGGAATGGCACGCCGCCGCAGGTATGTTCGATCCATCGTTGCAGGTCTAGCCGGAAGTGGCCGCGGGACTCGGGCTGCCGGACCAGCTCATCGCAGACAATCCACCGGCCATCAGGCGTGACTTGGATTGCGATAGCGATGGCGCGATTCAGGCCCCAATCGACGCCGACTACCCAACGGCATTCGCTGTGGTGACGCGGCGACCAGGGCATGACGTGCCGAGCCTCCCGAAACTCGGGATAGATAGCCGACATCGGCCGCAGCGCCAGCGCAAGGATCTCCTGCTCATAGCGCCGGACCGACATGGCCGCCCGCCAGCTATCGACGACATGCCGGTCAAGGTATGGATTGTCGTAGCTGGTCGACCGCGCTACGAAAAAGTCGGGATGCTCGGATGCTTGCTTGTCGCGGAACAGCTTGGTCACGCCGCGGAGGCCATTTGGCGAGCTGGCCACGGCGAAGGACGGCCGCGGGCATGGGACGCGGATACAGCTGATCAGCGTCTCGTAGACCGTCAGCTCGTCGGCTTCGGACCAGCAAATCTCATCGGCCGCGACCCATGCGAGGTTCTGGCCGCGCAGCTTGTCAACCCGCTCGTAGCCCTGCCAGTAGATGGTGCTGCCGTTGTGCAGGTAGATGGCGCTATCATCGACCGAGTACCGCTTGATCCAGTTGAAGCCGGTGGCGTCCTGCAGCGTCTGTAAGTGCGTCCGCAAGAACGGCAGAAGGTTTTTCTTGAGGTCGCGCTCGGTGCGGCCTAGTAGTGCGCCTGGGCAACCGGGGTTGATCAGCGCTTGCAGCAGCGCGTCTAACGTCAGCGTCCACGACTTGCCGGCACCGCGGCCAGCAAGAAAGAACCTATTGCGGTGGGGCGCAACGAGGAACTCCGCTTGCTTGCGGTACGGCTTGAAAATGGCCGCAATGTCGAGATTGACCTGCATCAGCCCACGTCGATTGTGTCACCGCCAGCCGCCGCCCGCCTGCTCGGCTCCACGCCAGCCGGAAGCGGCGCCGGATCGCGAATGCCCGAACTGTCGAGCGTCAACGATAGCGCCACCTGCGGCGTGCCGTCGGGCGCCAGTTGCCGCAAACGCAGCTCGGCCTGGTGCCGTGCCTCGGTGGTCAGCCGCGCCATGTGCTCGAGGTACGTCATTGAGTCGACCTCGCCGCGCTGATATGCCGTTTCCAGCACTTGCAGCTGACGTTGCCACATCACCGCCGCATCGACTGATGTCACGCCGCGCTCGGCCGCTGCTTGCAGCTCCGCAACGTCGGGCGCTTCCTTCGGCTCCTGTCGTGCGTGCCGTTCCAGCAGGTAGCTGGCTGCCTTCCAGTCGCCGCGCCGTGCGGCCTTCTGGATGCGGCGCAACGCCATCATCCGATGGTAGGCCTTGGCCGCGTCGAGGAAATCGGAGAACTCCTGATCCTCTGACTTCCACAACATGAAGGCCGACCGACTGATGCCAGCCGCCGCGCAAGCGTCCGAGTAGTTGGCGCCCAGGCGCAAAGCCTCGCAGATGCGAGAGCGCACTTCTACCGTGCGGATCGTCGGCTTCACGGTTCGCTCCATACCGCGGCAAACGTAGCCACCGCTGTCGATACTTCCGGCGCCTTCTCTTCGGGCTTCACCTCGCCGCCGTGCAAGCTAAACACGCGGCCAGCTAGATGCTCGGCGGCTTTGCGCTCGGCCGTGGCTTTGGGCGTCCGTGGCCGAGTGCGCGTTGTGCTGATGTCGGTGGCTGGCTTACGTCCACGCATCTTCGACCACCTGATCAAGCACGCGCAGGCCGAGTCGGCAAGCCTTGGCCATGGCGCGCGCGCGTAACCACTTGAAAGTCTGGCGCAACAAAGCGTCCATTTTGTGCGGTGCGACAG